TGCTTAGAAAAAAGCAAGGGGTTCAATATAGACAAAATTATTCTAATAATAGGCAATGATGCAATGCATATTGATACACCAAGTGGTGGAAAAACTACAGGCGGTACTGTTCAGGATGTCGATGGTATGTTTTACGAGCATTTTCATATCGCAAAAAGATTATATATTAATATCATTGAATCTTTGCTGGAATTTTATCCAGATATACACGTAATTTATAATTCTTCTAACCACGATTACTTGACAGGTTTTTGCTTGTCTGATGTAATAGCTACTTATTTTAAGAACAACAAGAACTTAACTTTTGATATTAGTTTACATCATAGAAAGTATTTTAAGTGGCATAACAATTTAATAGGATCAACACACGGACACGGTGCGAAATGGGATTTATTACCTTTATTAATGGCAGATGAATCAAAAGATTGGAGCAACACCAAATATAGGTATATGTTTACGCACCACGTCCACCATAAAGTAGGTAAAGATTACGTTGGATGCACATTAGAATCTTTTAGAAGCCCATCACCAGCTGATACGTGGCATTCTAAAATGGGTTACACCTCAACAAACAACCAAGCTATAGAAGCTTTTATATTTTCTAAAGAACACGGCCAAGTTGCAAGATTAACGCACTTATTCTAATTCCCCCATAAACCCCTATTTGATTCCCTGTTTTTATTTTTTTTCTTTGCATTTATTTGTTTATATGCATATGTATGCATATATTTGGATATAATTAATAATTAAACTATGAAAAAACTACTATTACAATCACTAACATTACTCGGAGCTATGTATGTAGCTTATAACTTAATAATATTTATAATTTTAAAAATTGCTTAATATGGAAAATGATAAAACTATATACGTTCACGAAACACATACTTTATGGAGTAGTGATGGTGAAGTATACTTAGCGTGTGAAAACGGTACAATAGTATTTAATGCTGACTCATTATTTAATGATATTCCACACTTAGCAGCATTAGCACTAAAAGAAAGAAAAAAACAAGAAACTGAAATTCTTGAATTATTAACTAAAATAAACGAATAAATGAGAGTAACTTTTTACATACCAGAAGAAAAAACAAACATAAAATATGAATTTGCAGAATTAGCTGAAAAGAACGGTACAAGCTATTCTAAGCTATTAGTGCAATTTATGGAAGATTATATAACAACTAAAAATTAAAACAATGGAAATAACCCCAACTAAACAAGTATTTCAATTTCAAGATGGCCATACTGATGTTGAAGTAAGTATTGAAAAGAAAGAAGGCCAACCAACTATAGTACAGTTCACAAGCTTTGAAACTAACCACCACTTGATCGTTGAAACAGGAGAATTTATGGAGCTTTATAATATTATTAATAAGATAAAAGAACTGCTATGAATTGGAATAATTATATGACTCATTTCGAAGAGTGGGAACGTTTTGACAAAACAACCGAACTAAATGAAGAATTAAGAATGTTAGTAATTAGAGTAAATTACAATAAAACATTATTATGTTCAGATACTTGGATTCCAAGCAAAAAAGATATTATAATTCATAAAGAACGTTTCAGTCAATATTTAGAATTATTTAATGACTTAGATAAAAAACTAAAAAATAATGATTATAATTATTTTCCAAAAAGAATGCAAACTATAAAACAATCAATAATAACAATTAGAAACTATGAGAATAAAAGAATTAGCCAAAAAGTATGATCTTGGAAAAAATGATTTCTGGGAACTCAAACGAGGTCAAAAAAGTATGTGGATAATCACCCACGATGCAATAGAAAAAATAGCCATCATTGAAAACATTCAATTAATAAACTTTGAAATATTAAATACTGAAGTTGACTTTGCAAGGTTTTTAATTACTATGAAAAAAGGTGATAGAAGTATTATTAGTATTGGCGAAGCATCTACTAAAAATTGTACATCTACTTATTATGGAGCAATGGCCGAAAAGCGTGGGATTGATAGATGCGTTTTAAAGCTTATTAATGCATATGAATATGGTATTTACTCAGACGTTGAAGCAGACGCCTTTAAACAAGCTAAAAATGATTGAAACATTCGAAGAATACTACCTAAACATATTGCTATCAACTATTGATGAACGCATTATTGAAATTGAAGAAAGATGTAAAACATCAAGCGAAAAGAAAATAGCATATAAAACTTTATTAGAACAAATATCTAAACAACATAAAAACTAAACTATGAAAAAAGATCATCTAAGCTATTCAGCTTTAACACAATTTAAACGTTCACCAAATCATTTACTGGCATATTGGGAGGGCAAACAAAAAAGAACCGATGCAATGTTATTTGGTTCATTAATTCACAAGATTATATTAGAACCTGAAACCTTTGACTTTGAATACGTTGTTTATCAAGGTAAAGCAAGACGTGGCAAAGATTGGGTTGAATTCTCTGCACTAAACAAAAATAAAACTATCATAAAGCAAAGCGAATTAGATAGTGCTTTAGAAATCACTAATGCAGTTGCAAACGATAAAGTATTTATGGACTTAATAAGCAAATGTACTAAGCGAGAACAACGAGTTGAATGGGTAGAACAAGGAGTTAATTTTAAAGGTTTTGTTGATATGGTTGGTGATGGTTGGATAGCTGATATAAAAACTTGTGCTGATGCTTTTAAATTAAAGCGTGAAATGTATTACAACGATTATAAAATGCAAGGTGCTATGTATCTTGAAAACTATCCGCCAAATACTAAATACTATATTATAGCAGTAGAAAAATCAATACCTTATAACATTAAAGTTTTTAAATTAGGCGATAATATGTTAGAAGCTGGTTACTTAGATTATATTGATCTTGTAAGTAAATACAAAGCTTGGGATGGTAAACCTAAAGGATATTCAGAAGAAATAGAAGAATTAGCATACAACGAAGATTAACCAATAAATATATAAACTATGGAAACAAGAACACAAATTAAAGAACAATTTTATAATAAAAAAGCTTCAATAGAAAAAGTAGAATACACACCTACATATATAACTAAACAATATGATATATTTTGTTTTTTAGATGGCAATAGAAACATAAATAAATTACACGTTAATAGGTTAAAACAATCAATGAAACAAAAATATTTATTTACTCTTATAATGGTAAATGAAAATCTTGAAGTAATTGATGGGCAACATAGATTAGAGGCCTGTAAGCAATTACAGTTGCCTGTAAGATATATAATTGCAGATGGCTATGGTTTAGCAGAAGTACAAAGATTAAACGCAAATTCTAAAACTTGGAATGCAGACGATTATATGAATGGATATTGTAATTTAGGTTTTAAAAATTATATTATTTATAGAGATTATAAAAACAAATATGGCTTTGGACATAATGAAACACAAGCTTTATTGACAGGTAGATTTACAAGAGGTAAAGTAACAGGTTTTAATGATGGTAATTTTGAAATAAAAAATTTAAAATATTCTATTGATAAAGCTGAAACAATTATAAAGGTAGCACCATATTATAAAGGGTATAAAAGAAGATCATTTATATATTCATTGATGCATTTATTAGAAAAAGAACAATTTAATTTTAATGAATTTATTAAAAAATTAAAAATTCAATCTACAAAATTAGTTGATTGCATTAATCAAGATCAATACACAATGCTGATTGAAGAAATATATAATTTTAAAAGAAAAGAAAAAGTAAATCTTAGATATTAATAAACAAATAAAAAACAAACAAAATGAAAGTAACAGGAAAAATAGAAAACATACTTGATACAAAAACAGGTACAACAAAAGCTGGTAAAGATTGGAAGAAAACTTCTTTTTTAGTTAAAACAGAAGAAGAATATAATAACCTATATTGCTTTGAAATCTTTGGAGAAGAAAAAGTAGACAAGTTCTTACAATACAATTCTAAAGGTGATGTAGTTGATGTTGAATTCAACGTAATTACAAACGAATGGAAGGGTGCTTATTATACTGCGCTAAGTGCGTGGAAGGTATTCAAAGCTGATCATAAACAAGAAGAATCAGTTGTTGAAGAAGAATCTGACTTACCCTTTTAAATATAAACAAACTATAAAACTATTAAATGATGAAGGGTTTAAAATCGCTTTCAAATCTTATACAAGAATTAATAATTGAAGGTTATACTATACCAGAAATTGCAGAGCAATGGGGGTTTAATTCTACAACTATTGCTGGTGCATTTGAGCCATCTAAAAAAGGTTTTAAGTATATTGATTTTGAACAACCTAAAAAAGAAGTAGTAGAGTTGCCTAAAGGTGATTCTATTACTTTTGATAGGTTATATACTTGGGAATCACTAAGCCAATTAGAAAAACTATTTTACGAACAATACAAAGAAAAACATCAAGCATACTATGAATAAAGAAATAGCCAAAGAACTTAAATCATATGTAAATCATATTGCTAATAGATATTCTAAAAAAGATCGTGAAGGTAATTATAACAATGAAAAGTTTAGTATTGGTGATATCATACCAACTTCAGATAATACGGCAGTAGTATATTTTAAAAAAAATACTGGTAAAGTAGCAGTTGGATTTTTTTATTATATTAATCGCGGAATGTCTAAAGGATGGAAATATTATTTCCCTACTGACTCACATATAAATGGTATGCAAAGTTTTTTATATTATAAACTTGAAGCCGAAAGAATAAACTATAAACACAATTTTAACTAAACTATGAACCAAAAACAAGGGTGGATAAAAATCCACAGACAGTTGTTAGATTGGGAATGGTATGATGATATAAATGTAACAAGATTATTTTTACACATACTTTTAAAAGCCAATCACAAATCAAAAAACTATAAAGGTGAAATTGTCAAAGTTGGTGAACATTTAACAAGTCGTGATATATTGTCAAAAGAAACTGGATTAACAATTAGGCAAGTGAGAACTGCACTAACTAAGCTAAAAACGACCAACGAGTTGACCATCAATTCAAGTTCACAAGGCACTAAGATACAAGTAATTAACTATGAAAAGTATCAAGTAACGACCAGCGAGGTGACCACAAAGCGACCAGCGACCGACCAGCAAACGACCACTAACAAGAATGTAAAGAATGAAAAGAACAAAAAAAATAAACAAAAAAAAGAATTTGTAATTCCTTATATGTCAACTGAGAGCATTAATAATTATTTAAAACAAAAAAACAATGATAGTAAATAAAGAAGAACAACTTAATTACTTATATGCTTTTAAAGAAGGTAAAATTCAAAAAGGTTTAGGCATTGGTTGTGAATATGATAATTACTATGTACATAAAAAAGGTACTATGACTGTTGTTATTGGTTTAGATAATGTTGGTAAAACATTTTTTTTATTATGGTATTTTTTGTGTTTAAGTGTAAAACATAATACTAAGTGGTGTATCTGGTCAGGTGAAAATTCTGCTGGACAACTTACAAGAGATTTAATACAGATGTATTCACAAACAGAAATAAAAAACTTAACTAAACCACAAATACAAAAATATTATAATATAGTTTCTAATTGGTTTACTTTTATTAGTAATAAAAAAATGTATAGTCATAAAGATTTATTAAAAATATTTAAAGAAAGTAATTGCGATGCTTGTGCTATTGATCCCTATACTGCTTTGAATCACGATAGAAGGGTAAGCCAATATGAACGTAATTATTTAATCTGTAATGACATTAGAGAGTTTTGTAATAAAACAGGTAAAACAGTTTATATTATGACGCACCCAATGACAGAAGCAGCGCGTAGAGTATTTCCAGCTGGACACGAATATGAATCATACATACAACCACCAAGAAAATCTGATACTGAGGGAGGTCAAGTTTTTGCCAACAGAACGGATTCTTTTATTAGTATCCACCGCTTTATAAATTCTCCAATTTTATATAAATTAACACAAGTTAGAATAGAAAAAATAAAAGATAAACTTACAGGTGGTAAACCAACATTAGCTGATCCTTTATGTTTTGATTTTAATCGTGGTATGGGTTTTACTATTGGCGGTGTAAATCCTTTAAAAAATGAACTAAATAAACAATTAACTATATAAACTAAAAACAAAAACTATGGATGAATTAGAACTATTACTAAGAAAAAACAAATTAGATATCTTAATTATAAGAGCAATGCACGAGTGCGATAAGGGTAAAGTACCAAAAGGTAAATTAGAGGCCTTAGAAACGCTTAAAGACACCTTAGAATTGATATTAGAGTTAAGCCAAGAGATTAGAGATTTAACAAAGATGCTTAGAAAGCTTAAACTTGATAATGCAATTTCGTATCGTGATAATGCAAAATTGAAAGTAAAAATTAATAAATTAGAAGAAATTAATAAATTTTAGTTATGAATTATATATACTGTTTACTATTAGTTTCACATTTTGTAGCAATACTTACAGGAATGTTTTTACTAAGATTAATTGATTTGTATTTTAATGAAAACGATAAATAAATAAATTATGCCTACACCAAAACCAAACGAAAAGAAAAAAGATTTTATGTACAGATGTGTACCTGAAGTAATTAAAGAAGGATATAAAAGTGATCAAGCTATAGCAATATGTTCAAAGTATTATGAAAACCGTAAATAGCATATCTGGCGGTAAAACATCAGCGTATATAGCAGCTAACTATCCAGCTGATTATAATGTATTTGCATTAGTAAGAACTGATGATAAAAACTGTATGTACCCAGATGCTAAAGTTAGGCAGTTAGTTAGTGATAAAATTGGCAAAGAATTTATAGGAACATTAGAAGATGATGTAATTATAAATACTATTTTGGATTTAGAACAGTTTATAGGTCAAGAAATAGATTGGGTTAGTGGTAAAACATTTGAAGAATCTATTGATTATAAAGGTGGTTATTTACCCAATAAGATAGCAAGGTACTGTACAACAGAGATAAAAACTATGCCAATATTATATTGGATGTATAATAAAATAAAAGAACCAGTTAAAATGAGATTTGGTTATAGGGCAAATGAAACAAACAGAGCTAAAAATATGTTATCTAAATTAGATGATGAAGGTTATACAAAAGTTAAAGCAACATTTACTAAGTTAAAAGATGGTCGTAATAGTTGGCAAGAAGTAAGATATTGTAAACCAGAATTTCCATTAATAAAAAATAATATATTTAAAGATACTATTGAAGAATATTGGAAAGATAAAACTGTAAGATTTGCTTATATGAATAATTGCGTTGGTTGTTGGTGGAGAAGTGAATTATTATTAAAAAAAATGTTTGATAAACACCCTAATAAAATGAATTGGTTTGCAGAGCAAGAAGATAAAAGAAAAGGAACTTTTAAAACTGGCATAACATACAAACAAATTAAAAACCATAAACTACAAATAGAATTATTTGATGAAGATTTTAACGAATGTGATTCAGGATATTGTGGATTGTGAAAAAAGATTTAAATAAATACAGACAAGTAAAAGATAGTGTTTACACACACCCTCATCAAAGGATTAACCAAAACATAATTAAACACTATTGTGAGTTGTATCCTAATGACAAAGAACTTGGCGAACAAATACGAAAACTATATGAACCCTAATAGAGAAATAAAGAAAGCTTTAAACAAAGAAGTAATTAAAGAAATCAACAAGGCGCATATGTGGTGTGCATTAATGATGGATGAAAAAAGTAAGATTAAGATTAAAGCACCTAATCAAAAAAACTTAAGTGTAATAGCAGTATTACTATTTTCAAATCCAGATTTACACGAATATATTAATGAACTAATTGATTTAATGAAAGCAGAAGAAACTAAACAAACTAAAAAATAAACTATGGGAGGAAGGTCAAGTCAGCTAAAAGGAAAACGCTTTGAATTATCAATAGCTAATAAACTAAAAGAAGTATTTAATATTAAAGTAAGAAGAACACCGCTTTCGGGTGGTATGGACTTTAAGGGTGATATAATCTGCATTGATGATAATAGTATAATAAGCGAATACAGTTTTGAGTGTAAGAACCAAGAAAAATTAAACATCTGGAAAGCATTAGAACAAAGTCGAAACGATGCACCAAGAGGCAAAACACCATTAGTAGTATTTACTAAAAACTTTCAATTAGATTATGTGGCTATAGAATTCAATGACTTCATTAACATTTTATTAGAGCTTGAAGAATTTAGGAATGAACGTACTTGAATTATTTGCAGGATCCAGGAGTATTGGTAAAGTTGCTGATGAATTAGGTTACAATGTTTTTTCTATTGATGTTAAAGCATTTGAAAATATTGATTTAGTAA